GCACCAATAAAAAAGCACACTGCATTGAGTATGCCTACTACTGCAATTATTAAAATGGTTTCCATATATCCCCCTTATACAATCGTTATCTGTTCGCCAAAATCATGTTGTGTTTCGTTAAACTTCTCCACATTGAAATGATACTGCGGATTGACAACTATAGGTTCTTCAATAAATACTACCTGCTCTCTTATGTGATGTGCTATTGCAAGCGACATCATTTCGTCATCGTGTCCGCCTTCAGGTGCTTCAATACGTCCCTTCTCATTACGGATGATGGTTAGCAGTTCTTCCAGTGTTTCTTTGTCGTTTATGGTGTCGCAATGCTCTCTTACTATCTCTATCAATCTAGAAATGATTGTAGGTCTTGTAAGGCTGGTAGTCTTAAAACCGAACCTCTTTTCTGTCTTTCCTGTATAGGTGTCCTGAACTGTTCTTACAAACTGATTCATATAACCAAGTCTTTGCAGTTCCATAATTGGAAAGCTGTCGAAGTTCGCTTCAATACCTACCAAAGCATCCTTGTAGTATTTACCCAAACAATACACCTGCTTTGTAAACTGATCCGCATCAAACTGCTGTTTCAGCTTTGCAACCTGTATTCCTGTCTTTGCGTCTATTACATGGGAAACAAAATAGTCGCTTCCTTCTCCTGCCGTATCACAACCGATTGCATATTTCGTAATTGTTGGTGTATTCGGTAATTGGTATATGCTTATATATCCATTCCTATCGTTTACCCACTTAATATTAGTAATTGATAGTCCGTCATAGTCATATGTGAAGTAACCAACCTTTAAAGGCTTTTCTATAACTTCTAAACGTGCAAGTAATGCTTCTGTATCGAATACATTGTCGCCTGATAGTAAGAAAGCTTCGTGAGGGCTACAAGGATATTCTTGCCTTATTAACCGCTTATCAATATACCCTTCAAACTTCTTGTAATACCAGTATAGCTGTTCTATATCCAGTTTCTTTTCATCCCTTAACCATCTTAGGCGTTCATATATCCAATCGTTTTTCTTCTCTATACTGTCTATAAAGGCGTCCTTTATATCTTCACTGGGAATAGCAACTCTATATTCTTTTGTTTTCCACCACTCATAGAAGCAGTTAATATGTACGCCACTATCCCACATGGTCTTGTAGTCGTTATATCCGTTTGCTGTACTTTCGTATATCTTAATACAATTCTTTGTAAATGCTTCTCCCAACGCACCCTGAACAGGGCTTATGCCGTCTTTCCAAAAGGCACATTCCGAACCATGAAAGAAGTTTACTGTTCTTGAACGTCCTACATCCTTTGTCGCTGTATCGACTGCCCAACTACTATTAATCTTTTCAAACAACAACTGCCGTCTGTTATTGAATTTCTCTGTAGGTTTTAACGCATCAGGCAACTGTGAATATGGATACTTGGCTTTATTTTGAAATATCGCTTCCACGTTGTCGCTTCTGTCTGCAAGCGTGAACCCTTGGAAGTTCCTTCTTGTTATGCTGTAGGCAAGCTGTAATGCCGTTATAAGCGTCGTAAAGCCTTGCTGGCGACCTTTCAACACAAGCATTGATATATTTGTTATCTTGCCTATATTAAAGTCCTCTATTGCCTTATTAAGCGTTTCTATAAATTCGTATTGTACGTCATTCAAAAAGAATGGCATTGTCTGCTGGTTCTTATCTACTACAATAAACAGCAGTTCTATTAGCTTTTCAGGGAATGTTTTTACTTCCGATAGCAAATTATTGTTGCTTGTCAGTTCGTTTGCTATGGCTATTCTTAATTTCTTGTCAAATTCAATGCTATGTGTGGTTTCCCACTTCTCTTTACGCTTTTGGATCAGGTAATCGGCTGTATAACTCATAACAAGTCCTCAAGTTTAACTGATACATTCCCTTCTACTTTGGTTACATACTCGCCCTGCATCTTATTCATCAAGTCAATAGCACTTAATTTATTCTTCATACTGGTAGGCATTTCTACTTCGATTGCTTCGCCTTCTACCATCTGTATAATCTTTTCGCCCTGCAATCCCATAATCACTTCTGTAAGGTACTCTAAACGCTCTTTAGCAGTCATTATAGTAGCATCTTCTAATCTGTCTTGCAGTTCTTTATACCTTGAGGAAATCTTGCTGTCATTAAATAACCTACACGCTTCTTCGTCTATGCTCTTATCTGTCATATTCTCCGCATCATAACTGTTCTTATATGCTTCACGCTGGCTCATTCCCTGTATTAAGTTTCTAACAAATTTCTCCTGCTTCGGTGTAAGCATCTATAATCACTTCCTTTACACAACAAAAAAGAACCCAACTCACACAGTCAGGCTCTTTTTCTTACGAGGGCTTTTACATCATTGAAAAAACAACGGATGGATGGTTGAATATGTCAACTTCCACTTTATATTATAACACCGTTTTTTGAAAATTCATTAGTTATATGTTGCGTTTTTATGCTATTTATTGCGTTTTTATGCGTTTTTTTTATAGTTTGCTTTCGTAGATCACTTCTCCAGTTGTCTTATCTCTGTATATTACCTCTACTTCACACCCTAACGCCTTTGCTGATTCCCTCAGATCATGGTCTTTTATACTGTTCCTCTTGAATTTGGTATTGTAGTTCTGTGGACTTTCCCCTAATCTTCGTGCCAGTTCCGATAAACTAATACCTCTTTTTAATGCTAATACTTTCAAATCTTCTACAAACATAATAACACCTCCGTACTATTATATTACTACTTTTTACACATTTTGTAAAGCATTTGTTTTACATTTGAAAATAGAAGTTTCATAAATTCAAACATTTTTATAAAATTGTGCTTGACATTATCAAACGATTGTTTTATACTAAGGTTAAGAACAGAGGACAACTCACAGAAAGGATAGGTAAGGGATATGATGACAGCTAAACAGAAAAGAGAATGGGAACAGGAAAACGGAATGGAATGGCTTGAAGATGATGAGGAATTAAAAGAAATGAGTGACAACGAGTTGTTATTTGAATTGAGAGCCAATTTTGAAAGAGGTACTAAGATAGTAAATATCTTAACAGGTAGAACAATTCAATTATAAATCTCACAGCTGACCATATCGGCTATACGGTGGAATACAAACAAAGGGGAACTTCAAATGACAATCACAAAACTTACTAGCATACTTGCAAAGCATGGTATCAAATTCGAGATAATAGGCAACAAGGTAATGGCAGAGGATCAATACACAATCAATGGAGTTCTTCACACTGACACGCTAGACATGACAGACATTAGTCCTGAACAACTATACGACTGGTTAGGATATTAAGGGGGAAACGATATGAAGATCACTACAGAAGTATTAGAAGTTTTAGAGAATAGCTTTTTAACAGATTTACAGGACGCATTGGAAGTCGAAACCGATGCGTCCTGCTGGAAACTATAAGCGAAGAAATATCAAGACGAATTGACAAAAATGACATTAGGTATATTATTAGGCAGATTGGAGTTGATATTATGACGATAACAGAAGCACTTAATATTCCAGTGGGAATGACTTTTGATGAATACGAAAAACTATTGAAGGAAAAGCAAAAGCTAGAAAAGCAGATAGCAAAGGCAAGCACTGATATTGATTTTGAGAATGACAGTTTGGAAGTATTGGCAGACGAAAAAGGAAGCGAACGATACAACAAGCACTTGCAAAGTAAACAAAAAGCAGAAATCAAAAGAGAAAAGGCACAAGCAAAACTAAAGGCAATCATGGAAAGAATAAGTAAATAAATTAGAGAAGCAGGGGTTTAATTCCCTGCTTTTTCTCTTTCATCCAGTATTCTTTGTATGTCCTTCTTTCCGCTTCTATGATGCCGACTAGCCCACTCATACGCCCTTCCTGCTTCTTTAGCAATTCCTTTTAGTGTTTTATCGTCTACATATCGCTTATGTAAAACTATGGCTTCGTTTGGCTTTAAAGAACCTATAGTATCTATAATCTCCTGACGCTTTTCCTCATAATCTTTCATAGTCGCTTCTATGTCGCTATATGATATTACTGCATCTGCCATCTTTTCTTTGCTTGGGCTTGACTGTACCTTGTTTGGCGTTAGGTTGCTGGTACGTTTCTCTGCCGTTTCCTTTAGCTTTTTAATTCTATCCCTGCAACTCTCTATACACGCCTCATAGTACGATATTTTACCTAAATAATCTTCTGCGTTCACTGTAAATTACCCCCTAACTTTTCAATACACGCCATTACACGTTTGTTTTCTTCCTCTTTCCCATGTTCATAACCACATTTATACATATAGTCCATTACTTCTTCGTAATCATCATCAGCAGTCACAATAAGCAATATTCCTACAATCATGCCAATTATAAAAACTGTTACGCATAACATTATTACATCACAAGTTGCCATAACTACTCTCCCTTCTTCGTTTATAATTTAATAGTTATGTTTGTTTCCATGCTTGCGTGATCGTAAAAATGTGCCACTTTAATTTTTTCTGCTATATCAAGAATTAGTTTTC